ATCCTCCAACTTTTTTTCCTAAACCTACTCCTCAAGATTATAAACAAGGATATCTTACTCGATACGTTGCTAAACGAAGAAATTCTGCTAACTCAATATTCATCGAGATAGATCAACCAACATATAATGATTTAGTATATAAAAAAGGAATTTATAATTATCTGATATGGAACGTTACTTCATTATTTTGGCAAATAACTGGTCCGTTATACGATAATAAAGAAAATAAAGATTATCCTCGAGCAGGAATTATTGATACTAATAAAAGAATACTTAAAACAAAATCAGTAAATTTTCCTAGTATTGAAAAATTTTTTTCAAATTTAACTCAATTTGCTGTTTTAGAATCTTTAGAAGCCATTTCTGGTCAATATACCAGTGGTAATGAATTGTCTTATAGAGCAACTGATAAAGAATATATTGGTTATTATCATGTAAGAGGTAATGGAGATATTTTTGATGGTGCTACATCTACCCAAAGTAAAGATTCTTTATTAAAACCTATAAACACAACAGTAGCAGGTTCAATTGCTCTTTTATTAGACAAAACATTACAACAATTAAGAACTCAAAACTTAGCTTCATTTGTTGGAAGATAAATTTGGTAATCTAAGAAATTAGTATTACATTTGTGGAAATAAAAAAGGTTATGTTTTATATCATCGAAACTGAGGATCAGTTATCACGATTACATACGGATTGTACAAATTGTTTTATTAATATTATTCCTCTTAATGATAATTTTCATCCTAAATTAAGTGAAGTATGTTTAGTATATTATAAATGTCCTACCTCAAAAGGTTATTTATTTACTATTAATCATAGTGAAGCATTTAAATTATCTCTTAAATCGGTATTAGAATATATTACTAAACGTCATGAACGTATTTACACATTAGATAAAAAGGCAACTAAATATCTTATAGGAGATGAATTACCTATCATTGATATTAATTTTATGCTACCTGAAGCACTTAAAGAAGAATCATTTAATACTACTTTACATGACTATTTTTATAATAAGTTTTTTCATATAAAAAATATTAACAGCATTGTTCCTATTTCTAAACATTATGAAAAACAAGAAAATATATTTAATCACATTTCTTTATACTTAGGATTAGAACCTAACAAGTTTCTTAATGACGACTATACTGATGTATTTTATAATATTGAGAAATCAGGAGTTGGATTTGATGATAAATTACTTAAAAAACATTTTGAATTTAACTGGGCAGAATATTCAGTATCTGATGGTCGTATATACGGGTATTTTAACTTATATAATCAAACCACTCGCCCAACCAACGCATTTAATAATGTCAACTTCAGCGCTTTAAACAAAGATAACGGCGCTCGTGAAACATTCACACCAGTAAACGATTATTTGGTTGAATTCGATTATAGCGCTTATCACCCGCGTATTATCGCAAAATTAATCGATTACACGTTCGAGAGTAATCCATACGATGAGATATCAAAAGAAGTAATGTTTCAAAACTTATATGGTGGTATTAGAGAAGAATATAAAGAATATCCGTTCTTTGCTAAATTAAGTGATTATTTAGAACACAAATGGAAACAATTTAATACTAGTGGTTATTTGACATTAGCTGAAGGTAAATTAATACCTAAAGCTAGTATTGAAAACCCAACCAAAAATAAGATATTAAGTTACTTAATTCAGTCTTATGAAACATATTACAATGTCAAAACCCTAGTTTCAATATTTGAATTATTAAAGAATAAACAAACAAAACTAGTTCTATATACCTACGATTCATTTTTATTCGATGTATCTCGTAAAGATGATAAAAAATTATTAACTAACATTAAAAACATACTTGAGTTGGGTGGTTTTCCTATAAAAATGAAAACAGGCGACCATTACAATTCTTTAAACTAATCGCAATATTTATGGATAATAGACTAAACTTTGAAGATTTGGCAAATAAGTTATTTTGTACCTTTACTACGCAGGAAAACCTCCCATCTATTCTCGAAGATGTAAAAAATAAGTATCAAATTTTATTTAATAAAATATTTGTGCTTCATGTACCATCAACAGAAGAATATGTGTGTACCTATAACGTAGATTCATTTAATATTACGGACGATATACTCCCTGGTACTATATTATTACATAGAAAGAAAGAAAGTAATACTTTATACACAATTAATGCTTTAAATGCCTTAATCAAATCACTAAATGGTGGAATTATGGATAGTAGATATATGGTTGATTGGAATGACTATCGCAATTGTATATTATTGACACGTGGTGATGACTTTAAAAAGTTAGATACAAAAATACATCAGATAATTAATTTATAAAATAAAACCAAGGTTATGTTAGATTTATCTTCATTTGACTGGGGGTGGATGGATGAACCCAGTGACCGCATTTTAGTAAGTGGTGACATTACAAAAAATTATTCGCAGTGGCATAAAGATGCTATAACGCAAGAAATTTTTCAAGACAAAATGTATGAGAAATTTTTTGAAGTTGAAGAGGGAGACCTTGTGGTTGACTTTGGAGCAAGTATTGGTCCTTTTACTTATTCAATTTTAGGTAAAAAACCAAAACATGTTTATTGTTTTGAACCTAGTCCCGTTGAATGGGATACGTTAAAAAACAATACTAAAGATGGTCCTGTTACTATTATCAATAAAGCAATATCCAACCGAGAAGGAATAGGTCAATTCGATTTATTTGGAATAACAGAAAACCATTCTAATATTGCTTTATGTACAACATTTCCTAAATTTTTAGAGGAATATAACATCGATAAAATTGATTTTATAAAAACCGATTGTGAAGGGGGTGAATATACTGTGTTCAACCAGGAAAATCTTCCATGGATTAAACAAAACGTAAAAAAAGTTGTTGGTGAGTGGCATTTGTGTACACCTGAAGAAAAAACAAATTTTAGAGCATTTAGAGATTTATATTTAAAAGAATTTCCCAACCATCAAGTATTCGCAGTTGATGGAGTTGATATTAAATGGGACCTATGGAATGAACATTTCATTGAATATTATTGTCAGGTTTTAATTTATATAGACAATAGATAAGAAAAATTTGGAGACCACAATCTTCCATCTTATATTTACGAAAACATAAAAAACAAGTTATATGGATTTAAAAACAATCAAATCACGTCTCAGCACTCTCCAACAGAAGAAAGGTGGTGGTGGTAAAAATGAAGACCGCGCCAAGAACTTTTGGAGACCGTCTGTAGGAAAAGCTACAGTCCGCATTGTTCCATCTAAATTTGATAAAGCAAATCCGTTCCGTGAAGTGCACATTCACTACAACATCGGAAACAGGATGATGATTGCTTTAACTAATTTTGGGGAAAAAGACCCTATCGTTGAATTCGCATCTCAATTGCGTAAAACAAGCGATAAGGCAAACTGGCAATTAGCCAAAAAAATAGAACCAAAACTCCGTATCTTCGCTCCAGTACTCGTACGTGGTGAAGAAGACAAGGGTGTTCGCCTTTGGGAATTTGGTAAAGAAATGTATCTCGAATTATTAAGCATGGCCGAAGATGAAGATATTGGTGATTATACTGATATTATGGATGGTCGTGACTTTATTGTTGATACAGTAGGTCCAGAAGTTACAGGTACTAAGTTTAACAAATCTACTGCTCGTGTACGTACTAAAACTACTCCATTGAGCGAGGATAATAACCAAAATAAATCTTGGTTAGCTGAACAACCTGATGTTATGTCGTTATTTAAAAAATACGAATTCGAAGAAATGAAACAAACTCTTCAAGAATGGTTAACACCTGCTGATTCAGATGATTCTGAAGAAGAAGTAGTTACACCACCACCTGCTAAACAAGCAACTGGTTTACAGTTGAATGTTAAAAAGAAGAAAGAGTTTGATGAAGAAGAATTTGATGATTTATTTAAAGACGAAGAATAACCTTAACCTATGGCAAAATCTAAAAAAGAAGAAAGTTTAACTTCAACAGTATCAAAGGCAATAAAAGGCACTTTTGATTTAGAGAAATTTAAAACGTCAAAGTTTTTATCTCAACCTGTTAAGTTTAAACCACAATCCTGGATTCCTTTATCCAAAGCTTTTCAAGATACTTTGTCTATTCCTGGTATTCCGATGGGCCACATAACATTGTTACGTGGTCACTCGGATACAGGTAAGACAACAGCATTACTTGAAGCTGCCGTTGCGGCACAAAAAATGGGAGTATTACCAGTATTCATTATCACTGAAATGAAATGGAACTGGGATCACGCTCAACAAATGGGATTTGAAATTGAACCTGTAGTTG